AATCTGCTGGAAAGCGAAAACTCCTACACCGACGCCAAAGGAAACACCACAGTAAAGAAAGCCACCACGTTTATGACGCGCATTGAGACGGTTTATCGCTTTGTAAATGTGGACAGCCCTCTCGATTACGTAGAGACTACAACCTTCGCCGAGGGTATTGACAGCCAAGACAAAGGAAGCGGTAAGGCTATGACGTACGCCGACAAATACGCTTTAATGAAAGCATACAAGATCAGCACGGGCGACGATCCCGACCAAGACCCAAGCGAGGAAAAGGAATACACCAAGGCGACGCCCAAGGAAACACCCGCGCCCAAGGCAAGGCAGAAAACTCCCCGTGAGCTATTGATCGCAAAGCTGGACGAGCTGGGAATAGATAAAAACGCCTACGCACAGGAAAAGGGACTGACCAAGGAAACCACGGCAGAAACGTATGAAAACTTATTAAAGGAGCTGGGATAATGGAAGATATCGAAATCAAAGAACAGTTTGAAATTACCGACGACAGCACAGCCGAGTGGGCATTAAAAAAGGTGCTGGAAGCAAAAGGCGAACGCCAGCGTTTACTTGATTTAATCGAGTATGAAAAAGACCGCTTGGATGCAAAAAAAGAGCAAGTAGAGAAAAAATACGAATCCAATACAAGCTATTTGCTTTCCAAGCTGGGTGAATATTTTGAAACAGTAACAAAGCGCAAAACAAAAACACAGGAAAGCTACCAGCTTCTTTCGGGTAAACTGGTGCGGAAATTTGCAAAGCAGAAGCTAACGCCAAACAAAGAAGCCCTGTTGCAATGGTGCAAGGAAAACGCGCCAGAATGTATAAAGACAACGGAAGAAGCAAGCTGGAGCGATATCAAGAGTAAGTTGACAATCATCGACGGAGCTGTTGTGTACGCGGAAACAGGGGAGCTTGTGGCTTGCGTAACTGTGGACGAAGTACCGCCAGCCTTTGATGTTGCGGAATGAGTGAAACGATATGTACGACTTACAAGGGACAATAAAAGACTTAAACATCGACTATAAAACAGGCACGGCGCTATTAACGCTGGCGGTCAATCAAAGGCAATCGGCTATGAACTGTTACGACGAGCTAAACGGCGCGGACAGGCTGTCGATCAAGATAGATAAATACCGCGAAAAGCGCTCCCTCAATGCCAATAGCTACGCTTGGGCTTTGCTAACCGAGATCGGCAACGTATTAAGACTGAGCAAAGAGGTCGTTTATTTCAAAATGCTCAAAGAATACGGCCAGAGCGAGCTAATAAGCGTAAAGGCACATATCCCCATCGGTGAATACGTCGATTACTGCGAGGAAGCGGGAGAAAGCACGCTGAACGGGAAGCTATTCAAGCACTACAAGGTATACAAAGGCAGTAGCGAGTTTGATAAGCGGGAAATGGCTATATTCATCGACGGTATCGTACAAGAGGCAAAGCAACTTGGCATAGACACCCGAACGCCAGACGAAATAGCAAAGCTGAAAAGCCTGTGGGGTGAATAATGGCAAAATCAATCATACAAGAAAATCGCTCCTATTGCTTTATATGCGGTAAAAACGCCAATTATGAGCCGTTAGATTGCCACCACGTATACGGCGGGGCTAACAGGAAAAAGAGCGAGAAATACGGCTTAAAGGTATATCTGCACCACCACGAGTGCCACATCTTCGGCAACGACAGCGTACACAGAAACGCAAAGGTAGACCGAGAGCTGAAAGCAACGGTGCAAGAGAGGGCAATGAAACACTATGGCTGGAGCGTGGAGGACTTCCGCGCCATCTTCGGAAAGAATTATTTATAACAAAGGAGAAAGACAATGGCAAATATTAACTGCGCAATATTGATCGGCAGAATGGTAGCCGATCCAGAGCTTAAACAAACTCCCAACGGAGTGGCGGTAACGAGCTTTAGTATCGCGGTGAACAGGCGATACACCAAGGGCGAGGAACAGCAAGCGGATTTTATAAACATCATAGCGTGGAGAAACACCGCAGAATTTATCGCCAAGTATTTTAAAAAGGGTAACGCAATCTTTATCAAGGGCGCGATCCAGACGCGAAGCTGGACAGATCAAAACGGCAACAAGCGTTACGCCACGGAAGTGGTAGCAGACGAGGCACAATTTGTAGAAACAAAGAAGGGCCAGAGCGAAGCACAGCCTACACCGTATGGCGCGAATGACGCGGAATTTGTAGAAATGACAGCAGACGAGGATTTACCCTTTTAAAAGGAGGTGGGCGCAATGCCTATAAACAGCAGACAGAAAGGCAAAACTGGCGAGCTTGAACTTGCCAATAAGCTTAAAGAATACGGCTACGACGCAAGGCGAAGCGTCCAGTATAACGGCAAGGACGGACAAGCCGACGTGTTAGGGCTACCGCATATACACATAGAGGCAAAGCGCGTCGAGAGCCTTAACATATACAACGCTATAGATCAAGCCAAGCGGGACGCAAAGAACGGCAACAAGCCCGCGGTGTTTCACAGGAAAAACCGCCGTAATTGGCTGGTGACGATGGAGCTTGACAGCTTTATGGAGATATACGCTGGCTTCATTGATAACGGCAAGCTCGTAAAGGCGCTGGAGAAGAAAATCGCCGAATGGGGTGGCAACAATGGCTGAGCGTAGGATGTTTACAAAGAAAATCACCGACGATGATAATTTTATATCGCTTTCGGCGTCGGCACAAGCCTTATATTTTCACTTGAACACGTGCGCGGACGACGACGGGTTTAACAATCAAGTATCGCTGGCTATGTTTAAGGCACACGCGAGCGTCGATGATCTCAAAGTGCTTTTAGCGAAAAACTATGTTATACGGTTTGAAAGCGGGGTTATCGTTATTAAACATTGGCGTATGCATAACACGCTTAGAAAAGACCGTTATACGCCTACGGCGTTCCAAAACGAACTAAAGCAATTAGGTATAAAAGATAATGGCTCCTATACGTTTGGGGTGCCGTCTGGTTGCCAAGTGGTTGCCGAGCGGTTGCCACAGGATAGTATAGTTAAGGAGAGTATAGTAGAGGAAAATATAGAATTAAATAATTCTACGCCTACGGCTCCGAAAAAACACAAGTACGGGGAACACAAAAACGTATTGCTCACCGACGAGGAATATAAAAAGCTACAGGATCGTTTCCCAGACTATGAGGCAAAGATCGAAACCTTCTCCGAGGCAATAGCCCGCAAGGGCTACAAGTACAAATCCCATTACTTGGCGATCCTCGACTGGGCAAGGCGTGACGAAAAGAAAGCACCACAGCAAACGGCAAGCTCTAATCCATTTCTGGATATGTTAAAGGGGTGATAGTGTGACGCTGGAAGAATCAATTAAACTGCTGGCGCTGATAAAGGTGGCGTATCCAAACTCATACAAGGACATAGACAAGGACACGCAATTAGCCACGGTGAATATGTGGCACCGAGCTTTTAAGGACACACAGTTTCCGATCATACAAATGGCGCTGGATCACTTTATAAAAGGCTCGAAATTCCCGCCTACAATAGCGGATATAATCGAGGAACTAAAAAGCGTATATTACGAAGCGTGGCAAAACGCTGTCGCGCTTCCAGATAGCGAACGGTGCGAATTAAACAAACACATAATGGCGCAGACGGTACAATACACCGAACGCGACGACAGGATCATACAATACGGCGAAATACAGAATATGCTTAAAGGAGGTAGTCAGCCCTTAATCGAGGGCTGACACAAAACAATGGAAGTAATGAAACATTGCCCGTTCTGCGGAGGCAGAGTAAAATTTTGGTTGGACGAGAAAACAGGCACATATAACGTGCATTGCAAGGAGTGCGGGTGTGATATAAACCAGCACGCCACCAGCGCAGAGGAAGCGATTGCATTGTGGAACACGAGAGGTGGAAGCCGTGAAAAAGAGGCTTGAAGATATCGGCATACCCGTTAAGAAATGCCCTGTATGCGGGCGACAGTTTGTACCAGCGCCACAGCACAGTTACCATATGCCTTATGAAAAGTATAGGTTTGTGTGTAGCTATGGCTGTCACAGAAAAGCCGAGAGAGATCACTATAATAAAACTATGGGTATAACGGAGGTAGAAGAATGAACAGGGTGGCATTAAAGCCTTGTCCCTTTTGCGGGAGTAAAAACGTAACTCTGGAGGACGCGAAACGGTGTGTGAAAATGTGGTTTATACAATGTGATTACTGCGACGCAACGTTCCCGCATTTTGAAAGCAAGTATACAGCGATAAGGTATTGGAACAGGAGAGCAAATGAAAAAGCAGATTGAGGAAATGGCGGTGAGGGGAAATGAGTGAAAGACAAGAACACAAGAAAAGATACAATTTGCGACTTGAATATATCGCAAAGTTTAACGAATGGCTTGAAGCAGAGCCGTCAATGATTTTCTTTTGGCGTTGGCGTAGGTGGAAGAAAAGCCGACCTATTTGGCGTGATATTGAGAAAGGCGGTGAGGGGTGATGGCAAGGTACATTGATGCAGACGAAGCAAAAAGCGTTATAAAAGCAAATGATTGGAATAATCCTTGTGTTCCCACTGTGGTTAATATGATACTTGATCGAATCCCCACCGCCGATGTGGTGGAAGTGGTGCGGTGCAAGGATTGTGTCTATTGGGACGGAATGGGATGTAAAGGAAGATGCGAAGCTCCCGAGAATGGTCTTATTCGTGATTACACAAACGATGACGATTTTTGCAGTTACGGAGAAAGGAAACAACAATGACTAAAAAGCAAAAAGAGCTGATGGAACGTGCTATAGGGGTGATCGAGGGGATTGCCCTTGTAGCAAACAAAGATGTCCGTGAGGCATTATACGTTGCTATTGAGATGTTGGACGAGGTATCCGATGGCAACAAGAACGATGGAGGTAAAAATGGCTGAAAACGTAAAACATCCCTCTCACTATACCTACGGCAAGATTGAGACTATAGACTTTATCCTTGACAAGAGCCTTGATTTCCCTCTCGGCAATGCGGTCAAGTACATTGTAAGAGCTGGACATAAGGAAAGCGAGGGAATGACACTTATGGAAAAGTGCATAGAGGATCTGGAAAAAGCAAAGCAGTACATTGATTTTGAGATTGAACATCTCAAAGGCGAAAGATGAAAGGAGCAGAAAATGAATTGTCCCATATGCGGTAATGATGTAAAAGTAATCGGATCAAAAAGAGATTGTGAAGCGGTTTACAGGAAAAGGCGTTGTTTAAATAAAGATTGCGATTATATCTTTTTTACCGCGGAATATGAAGCAGACGTCGAGGACGAATATCTCGAACTGCAAAGAGAACACGACAGAGCCCTAAAGGGTTATCAAGGTAGGAAATAGGAGGATTAATGGATACCATAAGGACGTATACCAATACAAAGTGTGAGCTGGAAATGGCAAAGACAAGGCTTAGTCTGCTTATGGATCGTAAAGAGGATTTATATTGTAAATACTTCCCGATAACCGCAAAGCTCAAAGAAGTGATGGTGAACAGCGGGAAGCACAATAACGACAATATGGCAGACTATGTACACGAACTGCACGAGGTTGATATAGGCACAGGAAGGAGCCTATCGGACGAGATCGAATACCAAAGAGAGATCGTCGACAAGCTCCAGCAATACGTAAATATGATGAACGACGCACTAAGCAAAATGAACGGTATTGAATACGCCTTATATTATGAGATCGTAGTTAAAGGCGTAAGAATATCGCGGGCGGTGAGTGCGGTCGCGGAGCGGTACAACAGGGACGATCAAACGATCTGGAAGTATCATTATCCAAAAATAAAAAAAGATATAAAAATTTTGAAAAGGTACAGTGAATGTACAGTAACTTCTATGATATAATGTAAAATGACAAAAAGGGCCATTCGGAAACGGGTGGCCTTTACTTATTGCAAAGGAGGAAAGAACAGTGAACGCACACGTAATCGAGGTAACGCCCGATAAGGACGGGAAGGTGTTTATTACTCTTTACGGCACCAAGTATCAAATCGTGGTGAAGGAGCCCAAGCAAAAACCCGCAAAGGAAAGCAAAGAATGAACATAGTATACAAAAGCGTAGACGAGCTTATCCCGTATGAGAAGAATACCAAAAAGCACGATAAGAAGCAGATCAAGAACGTAGCAACCAGCATTGATAAGTACGGCTTCGTTCAGCCGTTGGTAATCGACAAAAACAACGTCGTTATTATCGGCCATTGCCGACTGCTCGGCGCGAAGCAGTTAAAAATGGAGAAAGTGCCGTGTGTATGCGCGGATGATCTCACCGAAGAAGAAGTAAACGCACTGCGTATCGTTGACAATAAGTCAAACGAAAGCGAGTGGGATATGGATATTCTGGCTGAGGAACTTGGCGCCGTGGATTTAAGCGCGTTTGACTTTGACTTTGAGTTTCCCATCGACGAGGTGGAACAGGAAGAAGTCGTAGAGGACGAAGCTCCCGAAATCGACGAGGAAAGCGAGCCTATCGCAAAATTCGGTGAGGTCTGGCAGTTGGGCCGACATCGGCTAATGTGCGGAGACAGCACCAGCGCGAAAGATGTTCAAAAACTTATGGGCAACGAGATAGCAGATCTTGTGGTTACAGACCCTCCGTACAATGTGGCAATAGAAAACTCCAAGGGAATGACAATTGAAAACGACGATATGGAAAGTGAAAAATTCCAAGAGTTTTTAACAAGTTGCTTCACAAACTTAGAGCAGAACTTAAAATGCGGTGGTGCATTTTACATCTGGTACGCAAGCAGAGAACACATAAACTTTGAGCAAGCACTAAACAGGGCTGGGCTAAGGGTTAGAGAACAGCTCATCTGGAACAAAAATACGTTTATTCTCGGCCGACAGGACTATCATTGGAAACACGAGCCGTGCTTATACGGATGGAAAGATGGCGAAAAACATTACTTCATAGACGACAGAACGCAATCGACGGTGTTTGAGGATAAGGGAATCGACGTAAAGAAACTGAAAAAAGAAGAACTTATCGAACTGGTAAAACAGTTTATAGGTGATAAATGTAGCACCACCATTATAAACGAGGACAAACCGAGCGTGAACGATTTGCACCCTACTATGAAGCCCATTAAACTTATAGCCAGATTGGTGAAAAATAGTAGCAAGCCAAACGAAATCGTGCTTGATTTGTTTGGCGGTAGCGGGTCAACGCTTATTACTTGCGAACAGTTAAACAGAAAATGTCTCACGATGGAGTACGACCCGAAATACTGCGACGCCATCATAAATCGCTGGGAGACATTCACGGGAGAAAAGGCGATGCTTATAAGCAAATAAACAGGAGGTGATAGAATGGCAAACGAGCAGAATTTGATACCAGCAAGCGCGGAAAACGGCTACAAATTAACTGCCGAGGATCAGTCGAAAGGCGGAAAAGCCTCGGTGGAAGCAAGGCGACGCAAGAAAGAAATGCGTGAGCGCCTTGAAATGCTGTTGTCTATGCCAATTGGAGGCGGGAAAGAAGTTGATCTGGACAAGGTCAAAAACTTTCAGTCGTTGAAGGGAAAGAACATCACAGTAGAGGACGCCATTCTAATAGCAATAGCCCAGAAAGCAATGAAAGGCGATATACCAGCGGGAGCATTCATACGCGATACTGTGGGCGAGAAGCCTACTGAAAACCAGAACGTCAAAATTATAGATAGCGACTGGTTTATTTAATGGCAAAAAGATTAAATCCCGCTATATTTAACGACTGGGTATATGAGAGCATTGCTGATTACTCAAAGCGTATAGAGGTATACTACGGCGGTGCTGGCTCTGGAAAGAGCTACGGCGCCACGCAGAAGATATTACTAAAGGCGTTAAAATACCAGCGCAAGGTACTGGTAATACGAAAGATACAACGCACGATCAAAGACAGTATATGGGCGTTACTTATCTCCCATCTACACGCCAGCGGGTTTTATGACGCTTGCAGAATAAATAAGAGCGATTATGAGATAGAGCTACCAAACGGCTCTATTTTTTTATTTAAGGGATTGGACGATCCCGAAAAGATTAAATCCATTGACGGTATAACGGATATCGTTATTGAGGAAGCCACAGAGCTGACCGAGGATGATTTTACACAGCTTAATTTGCGTTTGCGTGCCTTGGTGGATGATTTGCAGATATACCTAATGTTTAACCCGATTAGTAAAAAGAACTGGGTATATGACTATTTCTTTGTGCGTGCGCTCCCTCTCAACGTCAAGGTTATTAAAACAACGTACCGCGATAATAAGTTTCTATCCGACGATTACCGCACAGAGCTGGAACGGCTGAAAGACCGTAACCCAGCATATTACCGTATATATTGCCTCGGTGAGTTTGCCACGCTGGATAAGCTGGTATTCCCCGTATATACCACCAAGATCGTAAGCGAGGAAACCGTGGCGGGATTAAAGCGCTGGATCGGGCTTGACTTTGGTTATATCAACGACCCTTCCGCGATAGTGTGGGGCTTTATAGACCCCGTACAGAAGCGTATTTATGTAACGGGCGAATATGTTAAGCGCGGTATGAAAAACAACGAGATAGCCGAAACAATGGCCGATTTAGGGCTACACAAAGACAAATCCTACGGCGACTGCGCCGAGCGTAAGTCTATTGACGAGATACGGGATAAAGGTGTCAATATTGAGCCCACCGAAAAAGGCAAGGACAGCGTAATACACGGTATACAGTGGATACAGCAATATGAATTGATTGTAGACGAACGGTGCTTCAAGGTAAAAGAAGAACTGGAAAACTACACGTGGAAAAAGGACAAGAAAACGGGCGAATACATAAACGAGCCTGTAGATACTTTCAACCATACCCTTGACGCTATGCGGTACGGTTTAAACAAATACATTAAAGGAGTTAAAACGCCTACGGTTATTAAGAAACCGAGAGGCTTATAAGAGGTGCAAAATGTATACTTTACCCAAGGACACGCCAATCACTAACCAAGTGCTAAACGACGTGATCGACTATAACGAACGCTTTAAAGGGCGTTTTGAAATGCTGGAGCGCTATTATCTTGGTAAGCACAGCATATTTGACCGTAACAAAGATGATAGGCTCAGCAATAACAAGGTAATGGTAAACCACGCAAAGTATATTACCGATACAAACGTGGGCTATCTTCTCGGAAATCCCGTGGACTATCAGCCAAGCAACGGCCACGATATAGAGCCTTTGCTGGATGCGTATAAAAAGCAGACAATCAACGATCTGGACAGCGAAATAGCCAAGGATGTATCTATATTCGGCTTGCAGTATGAGTATGTATACGCCAATGAGAACGCGGAGCCCAAGAGCTGTGAGACCGATAACAAGAACACTGTTATAGTGTACGACGATACCGTGGAGCATAATAAGCTCTTCGGTCTTATCTACCGCCCGATCAAGAAAGGCGCTACGTTCAAGTATTGGGAGATCATCTATGTAGATAAACGCATTAAGCGTGTGTATAAATCCTATTCCAAGAGCTTACAGCAAGTAGGCACCGACGAAGTACACGCTTTCGGCGACGTGCCTATTATCTGTTACAAGAATAACCCAGAGTTTTTAGGCGACTTTGAGCCCGTAATCAGCCTTATAGACGCATATAACCTTTTACAAAGCGATCGTATCAACGACAAAGAACAGCTCGTTGATGCCATTCTCTGTCTTTATGGTATGGATTTTGACGCAGAACAAGCCGAAATGCTACGGGAAAGCCGTATGCTGGCTAATCTCCCCGTAGACGGTAAGGTGGAATACCTTATCAAGACGCTCCAAGAGGGCGACGTGGATATATTGCGCCAGAATATCGAAAGCGATATACACAAGATATCTATGGTACCCAATATGAGCGACAATAACTTTGTCGGTAACAGCTCTGGCGTTGCTATACGCTATAAGCTCCTTGCCTTTGAACAGAATATAAAAAACAAAGAGCGCTATATGGAAAAGGGCCTTATGGAACGCTTTAAGCTGTATAACAACTTCTTGTTTACTCAGTCAAAAATGGCCCTTGTACCCGTTGAGGAAGTGGACGCGGTATTTAAACGTAATCTTCCCTCTAACGATTTTGAAATATCCCAGATGATCAATAACCTTGCCGACTTTGTGGACGCTGAAACGCTTATTTCCCAGCTCTCCTTTATCAAGGACGCAAGCGAGATCATCGCGCTGAAAGCCAAAGAGGACGAGGCAAAGCCGAAACCCGCCTTTGACGACGCATTTAGCGCCAATGAGGCATCCGACGCAAACGCAGAGGAAACAACGGTGGCAGAGGAAGAAACCGAGACAGACGAAGTGTAAGGGGGTGTAAGCTATGGCATCCTCAAAATACTGGGATAAGCGAGCCATAAAACGCCTTACTGAAGCCGAAAAGCAAAGCCAAGAGTATATCGAGCGTATAAACAAAATGTACGCCCAAGCCCAGCGGAATATACAGCGGGATATAGAGAACATATACCAAAACTATTCCAAGGCTACGGGCTTAGATAAACAAAGCCTTAAAGCGCTACTTACCAAGAGCCAATCTGCCAAGCTCTGGGAGGATTTAAAGCGCAAAGGGCTGGATAAATACGTTAAGGGCAACTATAAAGCCCGTATAACGCGACTGGAGCAAATACAGGCGCAGATTTACGCCAAGGCCAAAGAACTATACCCCCAAGAGCTGAAAGCGCACACAGAGCATTACAGGCGCGTTGTTAGCGATACCTACTATAAAAGCATATACGACGCGCAAATGGGAACGGGATACGACTTCGGCTTTTCAACCATTGACGATAATATGATGTCCGCTCTGCTTAATGAAAAGTGGAGCGGGAAAAACTATAGTCAGCGTATATGGGGTAACACCGATCTATTGGCAGAGAGCTTAAGCGAGATCATCGGCGGTGCTTTAACAAGCGGACAAAGTATCGCCAAGACTTCCCGACAGATACGTGAACGCTTTGATGTGGCTAAATACTACGCAGATAGGCTGGTGCGCACCGAGACTAACCATTTCAACAACGAAGCCGACGCTATGGCTTACGAGGAAATGGATGTAGAGAAGTATGTGTTTATGGCTACGCTGGATACCCGCACAAGCACGATCTGCCAAGAGCTGGACAACAGCGTTATCCCTCTCAAAGAGCGCGAGGTCGGTAAAAACTTCCCGCCTATGCATCCGAATTGCCGAAGTAAAACAAGGGCGTATATGGGCGAGGAAGTGGAAAAGACGCTGAAACGGCGCGCCAGAGACCCCGTTACAGGCAAAACCAAGGTAATCGACAATATGTCGTATAAGGAATGGGCTGAAAAGAACGGACTTGGTTTATACAACGAGGAAAAATCTCCTAAAAGTAACGGCGTGGTGTTGAAAAACCAAGAAAAATATGTTAATATAGATATCCAGCAAGAAGAAAAGCGCGCCAAAAAGTACGCAAAACGCGTATCTTTTGAAGGTGCCACCGATTTAGGCAGAGCACGAACAGTAAATGATACGCTTGAACATCTAACAGCAAAATACCCAACGAAAAAACTGAAAGATATACGCGTCGTTGATTTGGTGGGTGCCAACGCGCAATCTAATTCCCGCACCATAGAAATAGACCGAGCGTTTATCAACGGTACAAAAAAGCCGTTTGATTGGAATAAACACGTTAATAACAATAAGGCCAAAATAAATATACTGCGGGATAAGTGGCGCGCAAGCTCTCTCGCGGACAGAGTGGGCATTGAAAGAAATATTGCAGAGCTGAAAAGAGATAACTTGTTTCAACGTTGGACTGTTTCAAGTAGCGGTTACGGTGTTCGTGGTACTATCACCCACGAATACGG